ACAACAGACATTGAAAAAAAGAGCCTTGAGGCACACGTTGAGCTTTGCGCTGAACGTTATCGGGCTTTGGAATCCCGTATCGATGATATCAAAATTGATACAGCAGAGTTAAAAACTACCATTCAGGATGTACATGCCATGGTGCATAAAATGGCCGATCGACGCAACACACAGATAATTGGCTGGGGTGTTGGCATTATTGGATTTTTAACAGCGGCCCTGGGGTATGTTATCAGTCATTACGTATTAAAATGAACAAACAACAAAAGCTAGAAAAATGGGCCGAGAAAGAAATTAAACGCAATCTAGATCACATGATTGTGAGTGATGACGAAGGTGGATATATAGCTTTTGGAAAATACCATTTGGTGCCACAATCACAAGGCGTGGAAGTAAGCACCTGGGACAGAACCATACATATTTTTGCCAACAAGCGCACAGCACTGAGCTGGTGTGTAGCTGATAAGTACAATCAGTTTTCCATGGCCAGCAACATTTTGGTGTTGGATCGCAAAAAACAGTTGTTGGCAGCGGATATACACTGCCGACGGGGCATGGCCGAGCGCGGGCGCACATCTTTGTTTTATGAAACAGTAAATACAAAGATTGAACCCAAAGTGGCTCAGTTTAATTCTGTAACTGCCGAATTGGAGAAATGTATAAATTCGGCTAAATACATGCAAATTAGAGGATTCAATAATGAAACTGCAAGAACTAGCGGCACCTAAGCCAGCAAAACAAATAGCCAAAGTATTTGAAAGTTATTTTGGCGATAAGATCAGCTTTGACCGCTTATCACCTCGTCAAACATTTACAATGTTGCAACGTGTACGCGGCATTCTGGGCGAACACCGTAGCACTCCTGCTCGTCATCAAAGCGAACAGAATCCCAATTACCTCAAGCTGGTAATGATGGAACAGGCACTGGCAAGTCGCCTCAAAGAACAAGTACCCCCAGTACCGGGTCAACAGCCCACTGCTGGTGCAGCTGGTACAACACCAACGCCACAGGCCGCAGTTGCCGGTGGCAAGCCTGCTGTGGCTGGTGCAGTTGCCAAAGATCCAAAGTTGGCTGCTGCTCTTAAAAAGAGCCAAAGCGGTCAGACATTGAATCCTGAAGAACAAAAATTAGTGGCCGGAGCCGCAATGATGCAAGCCGAAAGCCGTTTGCGCAGAGCATACCAAGTGTTGAAAGAAAGTGAAGTTCAACAAGCTCAGGTTGTGTTGGCTGCTCAAGACATGGTTGACAAAATGCAAGGCATGTTGGAAGATGTAAGTGAATTGCAATTCAAAGAATTACCAGCTCTTGTTGACTCAATCAAGAACCAAGTTGGCATGGACCAAGCTGCACAATTCAACCAAGATGCCACAGCCGCTCTCACAGGCTTGTTGCAAAACATTCAAGGTGCCAAGCAACAGCTTGACGCTGCTCTTGGTGTTGTGACTGGTCAAGTACCAAGTGGTGCTGCTGCCGCAGGTGCTGCCGGTGCTGACATGGCTGCTGCCGCTGGCGCTGACATGGCTGCTACTGACGACATGGCTGCTGCCGGTGCTGAAATGGACGATGCTGGCGCTGATGACGCACTTGATGCAGCCGCTGCTGAAGCTGGCGCAGAACCTCCTGCTGCTGCTTTGGGTCGTGCCAAGAGATAATGAGACTATTTGAGTTTGACACACAGCTAGCACCGACACCACAGCCCGAAGAACTCATGGGCTTGGTGTCTTTTTTGACTGGCCGTGCTGAAGACACTGACGCTCAAAAACAAATTGACCAAAACACTTTTATTGAACTAGCAAGAAATTTGGGCATTACCATCAACAAAGACATGTTGGTGGACTTGACCAATCAGCCACCGTTGAGCAACGTGCTAGAACCATTTGATCCCAATTCAGGCGTGATAACATTCAAAGGCGCTGAACAAACACCAACTGCTATGCCAGTCAACAAGGCCCAAGACATTGTGGCCACTGCTGCCAAATCAGCAGCCAAAAAAGACCGCGGAGTCTAACCGTTTCAGTCAACTTTTGGTTGACTTAAAACGTTAAATATAGTATACTGCTTACTCAAGGAGGCTGCTATGAAACGTCTACTAACCATTTTAGCTTTTGTTACCACCAGCGCATTTGCCGGACCCAACGGATATCACGGTTCTGCATTGCATACACCGCATCATCATCACCATCATGGCAGCGGTTGGGGTTGGGTTGGTCCTGCACTGGTTGGCGGTGCTGTGGTCTATGCAATCACTCGCCCACCGGTTGTGGTACAACAACCTCCAGTGGTTGTACAACAGCCCTCTGATGTTGTTTATATTGATGGCGTGGCCTATCGCAAACAATGGGTTCAAGTCAACGGGTACTATCAAGAAGTATTGGTAAGACTATAACATGGCATATTCACAACAAGTTATTGATCACTACGAAAACCCACGCAACGTGGGTAGCTTTGCCAAGGACGATGAAGACGTTGGAACTGGCATGGTTGGTGCACCGGCCTGCGGTGATGTAATGAAACTGCAAATAAAGGTGCAAGATGGCATCATCACAGACGCAAGGTTCAAAACATACGGCTGCGGCAGTGCGATTGCCTCATCCTCTCTTGTTACCGAGTGGGTTAAAGGACGAACGCTTGACGAAGCCGCAGCTCTTAAAAATTCAGAGATTGCTGAAGAACTCGCCCTGCCACCTGTCAAGATTCATTGTTCTATTCTTGCTGAAGATGCAATAAAAGCCGCTGTGGAAGATTACCGCAAAAAGCATGATCTCGTTAACTGATGCGGCTGCAAGAAAAATAACCCAAACACTGGCCCGTCGTGGGCACGGAGAGGGCATCCGGTTAGGTGTAAAAACCACTGGTTGCAGTGGCCTCGCTTATGTGCTAGAATATGTAGATACCCCGCTGCCAGAAGATCAATGCTTTGATTGTGCTGGCTGCAAAATCTTTGTTGACCCCAAGTCATGCGTTTACTTACAAGGCATGACAGTTGATTATGTACGCCAAGGACTCAATGAAGGTTTTCAATTTAATAATCCCAATGAACGTGACCGCTGTGGATGCGGAGAAAGTTTTAGAGTTTGATAGTTCAAAAATACAATTATGCACCCCTTAGCAGAACAACAATCGAAGGCAAGCGACATTATTGTTTGCCCGATGGAAAGAAAGTACCCTCGGTTACTACTATTCTGGACAAAACAAAACCTGCAGAAGCTCGAGAAGCCTTGGCAAACTGGAAAAAAGCAGTAGGCGAAAAACGTGCCCAAGAAATCACCACAGAAGCTGCCAACCGTGGCACACGTATGCACGCCTATCTTGAGCAGTTTATTCTGTCAGATGATTTAAAGCCCTTGCCCAGCAACCCATATGCACATCCGTCATGGTTCATGGCAGCAGAAGTTATTTTGCAAGGCCTGTGTCATGTAAATGAATTCTGGGGCACAGAAGTTCCTGTGTACTATTCAGGCTTGTATGCAGGCACCACAGACTGTTTGGGTTTGTGGAAGGGAAAGCCTGCTATCATGGACTTCAAACAAAGCAACAAAGTAAAGAAAAAAGAATATATTTCAGACTACTTTATTCAGCTTGCAGCCTATGCAGCCGCACACAATGAAACACATGGCACTGACATCAATCAAGGCGTTATTTTAATGGCTGTGCAACCCAAGTTATTACCCGACGGAAGCTACGATAAACCCCAATATTTAGAATTTGTAATTGAAGGTGATGAGTTTGCATATTGGAGCGATGAGTGGATGAAACGTGTGGAGCTCTATTATCTGACACGCTAAATATGTGATATCGCAAGGACATCACAGTGGCAATCGTACAAATATCAAGAATTACACAACGCAAGGGTTTAGAGACTGATCTCCCACAACCGCTTGCAGGCGCAGAATTTGGCTGGGCAATTGACCAGCGCAGATTGTTTATTGGTAACGGCACCTTAGCTGACGGAGCACCAGTAGTAGGCAACACTGAAGTCTTAACAGAATTTTCTGATATTCTTAGTTTTGCTACTGAATACACTTACAAGGGTGATGCCGCTGGTTACACTGTGCAAACTGGCGCCACATCGGGCACTCCAGTTCAACAAAGCCTGCAGACACGTTTAGACAGCTATGCAGTTATCACAGATTTTGGCGCAACTGGTGATGGTGTCACTGACGTCACAGCCAACATCAATCGTGCGTTGTACCAACT